CAGCGACTGAATGAGGTCGGGCGAGGCGTCGAGCGCCTTCAGGTGGCGCTCGATCAACGTGATCAGGTCAGTTTTTTCATGGCCCACCTCTTCCAGCAGCCGCAACACGCGGCCAATCAGGAACAGCAGGAACAGTTCGCGTTCGGCGGGCGACTGGAAGTAGTTCGAGGCGTGCACCACTTCCATGCAGGTTTCCAGGGACTTCTCGCGCGGGCTCATGGCGACACCGCTCCGGCAATCACGCCCGCCGCGACGATCACGGCCCGGCGTTTCCACGCCGCACCCTGAGCGATGCCGTCGAGGTCCTCGGGCTGGTCGCGGGGCGACAGGCACCAATCGAGCGCGGCACCGGCCACGCCGAAGGTGAGGATTTTCAGCAACGACCAGGCGTAGATGACGTGCTTGTAATCGCCAGCCCCGGCCGGGGCGCCGGCGAAGACGATGTAGGCCAGCGGCAGCGAGATCAGCGCGAGCGGCAGGACGTAGAGCAGGCGACGCCAGCCGCGGGTCTGGTGCCAATCCGGGGCCGGCTGCGGGCGCGCTTCGGCCCGCAGGTCGGCGGGTTCGTGCGACAGCTCGGCAGGCTGCGGCCAGCCGGGCAAGGGCTCCGGGCGTTGGAAGGCGGCGACGTCGGGCGCCACGGGCCGGGCATCACGGGCGGCGAGTTCCGCGCGCAGGCGCTCGACTTCTTCCAGTGCAAGGCCGAGGGCGCCGCCGCGTCGGCCAGCGGAATCAGGGGTGCCGGCGTGCGCAGGACCGGCCGGCGGCGGTGCGGAGGCGCCCTGCGCGGCGTTATCCGATTGGGGTTCGGGCTTGGCTGGCGGTGCGGTGAGTGCGGCCAGCAGCGTGGCGAGTGCCTGGCGCTGACTGTCGTCGAGTTGAATCTGGGTCATGGGCTGCTCCTCCGAGTATCAGGAGGATGGCGCCCTGGTTGAATGGTTGATGGTCAGCTATAGGACTGAAAAACCCCGCGCTTGGCGGGGTTTGGTTGGGTGGATTATCTGTGAATCAGCGTTTGGCGCAAGCCCGGTCGCCGACCACATCTGCGATAGAGCCGGGAACCCTGTCTGCCCAGCGAGTCTCCACTTTACTGGACCGCATGCGCTCCGGCGTTTCAGCTGATCCCATTCCCTTGAATTTTCCTGTTTGACAGTTATAGATGCGCGTGGTGTAGGTGATTCCAGATGGTCCTTCGCGGCGCGTGATGATCTTTCGTGCCGTATAGGGGCCGTCCAACTGCAACTGCCGGAACTTGCCGGCCGGATCAGTCTGGATGGTGAAGTCGATCTGCTGCGCAGCAAGTTCCTGCAGCTTCGGCAACAACTGCTGGGCAGCCTTGCCTTCCTTCGATTCCGGGTGCAGATCAATCAGGCGCTGGGCAGTCTTCGCCGCCATGTCGTACACGTAGTTTCCTTCCTGCGCCTTGATCGCTTTCATCATGGCACCAGCGGTCGGCGGCTCGGCGGGCGCTTGTGGCTGCTCCGGGGCTTGTGCCTTTGCTGGCACTTGCGCTGCTACCGGCGCCGGTTCGACGGTCGGGTTTCTTGCCACCCAGACCAGGACCAGAATCAAACCACCGAGGAAGGTCGCAACGAAACCGCCCGATAGCTGTGTGAAATTGCTTTTCTTCGGCTGCGCAGGCTTCATTTGCGAGCTGATGATATGCAGCGGCACGGTTACGAACAGCGCTGGCCAGAACAGGATCAGCGCCAACAGATGGACGATCAGGAACATTTCAACCTCCGCAGGGTGAGTGTGTGCATCGTAAAGCAAGACGCCCCGCGGGTGCGGGGCGTCGGGTGGCTCGTCGGTCAGTCGGCGCGGTAGGGGTTGGGCATCTCGGCGGCGATGCCCTTGGTCATGTTGGCGAACAGGGACAGGGCCAGCGCCACGCCCTCACTCGGCGGGTCGCTGGATTGGGACAGCAGGTCGGCGATGCTGTCGGTCATCGCGGCGAGGATGTTGAGGTCGTCCCGCGGGTCCTGGCTGCCGGACATGTCGACGATGAGTCTCATGCCGCACCCCCGAACAGGTCGGCCTGCACCTTGACGTCGCGGGTCAGGTTGGAGACGTTGCCGGCGTTGCGGCCCAGGCGCCGACCGATCTCCGCGCAGCCAAAGCCCTGCGCGCGCAGTCGGCGCATCTCGGCGATTTCCTCATCGGTGATGGGCTTCGGCGCGCGGCTCTTCTTGACCTTGCCGGTCACGGCCAGCAGTCGCTCCTGGGTGGCGATCAGCTTGCGCTGGGTCTCCATCAGCTCCGCCTGCGCGGCGGTCAGCTGGTCGGCGGGGACGGTGGGCGGCGGGGCCTTCGGCGCGGCGAGCATCCGCGCTTCCATCAGGTTGAAAGCCTGAATGTAGGCTTCCTTCCAGCGCGCGGCCTCCGGCCCGGTGAAGCCCATGACCACGAAGCAGAAGCCGTCGCGGGTCATCTCGATCTCGCGTTGGGTGCGGCCCCTCGTATCGGTGTACGTGATCTGCGCAAAATTGCGCGCATTGAACTCGGGCGAGCAGCCGGCGTTGGTGATCGCCCGAACCACATCCTTGTGTTCCTTGCCGAAGGACTCGGCAACGGCCCGAGATGTGGTGACGGCGCGGCCGTCGCGGACGGCGAGCATCGGCTCGCTGGTGGGGGTCATGCTGTTCATTCGGGTGGTTCCTCTAAGTGCCTGGGAACTCACCACCCCCTCTCACAAGGGTGGCAAGCGACGCGGGTGTGAGAGACCGGTCAGAGGCACCCGGCGAGCCCGCAGGCTCCCCACGTCGCTCGCCATAGGAATAGGCGAACGTCCATGCCCAAAACCCGGGCATGAAAAAAGCGCCGATTGAGGCGGACGCTTTCGCGCAACTGACTCGGGGCTCTCACCTCCCGGCTGCGGGGTTCACCGCAGCGCGGACAGATTGCGCCCGAGCACCACGCGCTGTCAATCGGGATTGCCACGGCGCTGCGCGCCTCGCAATGACGACGATCCGATCATCCCCGCCGACCGTCTCACCGGCTGCGACGGGAGATGGCTTCGCCTGCGGCTCGCCATGACGGCTGACTTCTGTAGCGTGTAGCGCACTACACGCTACAACTCCGATGTATTCAGCCGATCCAACGTTGGATCGGCTGAACTCGGGGTCAATCGAACAACTTGCCCTGCAGGCGCCCGACCAGCAGCTGGCGCTGTTCCTTCTGGATCTCGAAGATGGCGCCCTCGGTCAGGCCGTAGCGGCGCGCGAGGGCGTGGGCGGGCACCTTGCCGGCGGCGCGGAAAATCATCACGTCCCGGACGGCGCGGCGCAGGCTCTCGCCGGTGGGCAAGTAGGTGCGCTTGCCGCCGAGGTATTCGGCGATGGCGATGACGACGTCCCGGGCCTGGCGCTCGGTGTCGGCGCCGGCGGGGACGTGACGCAGCGCGGCGGCGACGACCGCGAACAGCTGGCGCAGGGTCTGCGGCCACTGTTCTTCGGGCGGCACGCCAGCTTTGATCAGGTCGACGACATCGCAGACCATCGGATTGAGATCCGAGTCGAAGCCGGCCTTCAGTCGCGCCAGCTCCTGCTCCATCCGCTCGATCACGGCCAGCGCGGTCGCGCGCTGCACGGCGGCCAGCGGCTTGGCGGTGATGGGGCTGTCGGTCAGGCGGGGCTGTTCGGATTCGGCGTTCATTTCCAGTGCTCCAGCACGCTGCGGATTTCGGCCTGGACGCGGGCGGCCAGGGCGGCGTCGGGTTCCGGCGGGGGCAGCTGCGGCAGGGTCTGCCGGGGCGGCAGGGCCTCACGCAGCTGCACCGGCGAGGGCCAGCGCTTCACGCCGGCGGCCAGCGAGCGAAAGGCCGCCTGCAGCCGCCGCGCGTCCTGCGCTTCGTCCCAGGCAATCGGCCAGCACAGGCAGGCGTCGGCCCAGGCCATGACGACGCCCTCGATACTCTCGAGCGCCGGCCCGCCCTCCAGCGCCAGCAGGATCAGGCGCTGCAACCCGGACGCGACTTCCCGCAGGAGCCAGTCGGGCAGGTCCTGCGGGGCGGTCATGACCGGCCCCGCTTCATGGCTTCGAGCACTTCGAGGGCCTTCATCGTCTTCGAGCGCGGGGCCTGCGGCTGCGCCTGCTGCACCACCAGCGCCTGGCCTTCCGCGGGCGAGCGCGCCGCGATGCCTTCGAGCACCCGCTTCAGGTAACCGTGCGACTTGATCGGCAGGTGCGCGCCCTTGTCGCGCAGGCCTTGCACGGTGGCTGACAGGGCCTCGCGAGCCGCTTGCGGGTCGATTCCCGACAGCAGCGCCTGCACTTCGGTGAGCAGCGCCAGCGTCCGGTCCCAGCTCAGATCGCGCTTCGCCGGGCGGAACAGCCCGACGTAGGTGACCATCGCGCGCGCGTCGTCACCGGCCGCCACGACGATCCGCAGCACCTGACTCGCGGCGTCGTCGCTGACCAGGTGGCCCAGGTCGAGCGGGTGGTGGCAGTGGGGGCAGCGGCCGAGGTTCATGACCGTCCCCGCTCGATGTGCCGCTTCACGGCCGCGACGATGGCGCCGAGCTGCTGGGCGGTGAGCCACTGCGTGGAGTCCACGCGATACATGCGCTTCGCCATGCTGGTGACGTAAGCCTCGGTCAGGCCGGCCTTCGCGAGCAGGTCATCGAGGTACGCGCGCTGTTCACGGGCGCACATCGGCGGGGCCGGCTGCTTGCGGTTGCCGCGGGAGCCGATGCGGGCGCCGCGGCGGACCAGCTCGCTGATCAGGTCCGCGCGCTGGGTGTCATCGAGGCCCGCGGCGGTGTCCCGGCCGTAACGCTCGACCAGCAGCGCCCGGTAATGGGGCTTGGTCAGCCCGATCTGCTTGGCGGCAATGTGGATGCACGCCAGATCAGCATTTCGCTTCGTCATGGTCGACTCCGAGTTCGATACCAAACGGGCGCGCGGTCAGGTTGACGTCGAAGGCCAGCCCGCGCAGGGCTTGCATCAGGTGCAGGGCGGTGGCCTCCGGGGTATCCACGTCAGGTGCGGTACTGCCGGCGAGCAGGGACACGGTGACCTCGCCGCGCACGGTGTGGTGCACCCCGAGCGCACCGTGCTGGGCCAGCACGCCGGTGATATGGCCCACCGCCTCGGCTTCGGTGGCTGCCTCCGGACCGTCGCACGCGAGCAGGATGTAGGTCCGCGGCATCACTCACCTCCCGGCGCGCGGCGCCACAGGGCGTCGCTGAAGTCGTCGAGGGATTCGGCCAGGATGGACAGCGCCATGCCGATTTCTTCGGCGTGGGCGGCTTCGCAGGGCTGGTCGAGCAGGCTACCGCCGGTATCCCGCAGGACGCCGGACGGGTCGCGCTCCGTCGAATAGACCTGCTGCACCGCGTCGCGGCTGGAATCCGGCGTGAAGGTCATCTGCCAGCCGGCCGCGCTGACGATGATTTCGGCGCGGGCGCGGGCTTTCTGCGTGCGCGAGGCGCTCATGCGTCACCCGCGCGCTCGCCCACGAGGGCGTTCCAGGTCTTGAGCGGGTCCCCCGCGCCGAAGTCCAGCACCAGCTTGTCCGGCTGCGGCTTGCGGCTGCCGCCGATCGCGGCGAGGTCGGCATCGGGCAGCGCCTCCAGCGCGCGCAGGTTGGGCTTGCGCTTCGGCGGCGCCAGCATCTGCGCCAGTGCCGGCAGGGCGGCGTCGATCCGGGCGATCAGGGCGGCTTCGTCGGCGGCTTCGAAGACGACGGTGGGCGGCAGGCTGCGCAGGCCGACCTTGATGCCGTGGTAGATCCGCGTCCTGGGGGACACGAAGTCCTCGGCGTGGCGGTCGATCTCGCGGCGCAGCTTGGCGGTGGCGGCGTCATAGGCGCCGCGCAGCTTGCGCAGCCGCGGCAGTTCCTTGCGCAGCACGCGGTCCATGTCGGCCTGCACTTCGGCGAGCGCGGCGGTCAGTTCCTGGGCAGCGGCCGCGGCGGCGGCGCACTGGGTTTCGATGGTGGTCAAGCTCATGACGTGGCTCCGATGCGGGCGCGGGTGCGGCGGTTGATGTAGGCGTAGCACGCGACCAGCGCCGAGTGCAGGGAGACCTGGCCGCGGCTGTAGCGCTCCCAGTACACGCCCATGTGCTCGGCGAGTCCGGCGTAGTGGTCGTCCGGCAGGCCGGCGTCGAATGCGTAGCGCTCGACTTCGGCCTCGAAGTCCGCGCGCTGGCGGTTGCGTTCGCGGTATTGGGCGACGGCGCGTTCGCCTTCGCGGACGTGGCGACGCAGCTGGCCGCTCAGGGCCAGTGCGGCGCGGCGCAGGGCCGGCACCCACACCGGCACGGTGAAGGCCGCGATCACGACCAGCAGGACGACGATGCCGGGCGCCAGACTGGCGACCAGGGCTTGCAGCATCTCGGCGCTCACGCTTCACCCCCGGCGAGTTCGCGGGCGGCATCGGTGACGTCATCGCAGCAGATCTCGGCGCCCTTGGCGCGGGCGCGCATGGCCGCCAGCCGGATGGTCTTCACGACCGCGCGCAGGGCGCCGGGCCGGCCGGCCAGCTCGACCAGCGTGCCGGTGCAGGCGGTGGGCACGCGCCAGCCCTCGGCCAGCGCCAGCACGTCGCGCTTCGACGGCTTGGTGAGCCGCAGCTTGCGGCCCATGCGGCTGTGCAGCTGGGCCATGTTCGCGGTGCCGGACGCGAAGCGGCTGTAGACGTTCTCGTTGCCGACCAGGGCAAGGCCCACTTCCACGGTATCGCTGATGGCCCGCAGCTGGTCCAGCGCGGCGGGTGACAGGTGCTGCGCTTCGTCGATCACGAGCAGCGCGCGACGGTGGGTGACGCGCAGATCGCGGCAGATTTCGCGGTACAGCACCGCCGCGCCGCCCTTGACGTCACCCAGCCCCAGCGCTGCCGCAACTTCCTGCAAACAGGTCACGACCGACGCGCTGGCCGGGCTCATGGTGGCCACGAACACGTTCGGCCGCTGGCGGGCGTACTCGGCGATGGTCGCGGTCTTGCCCACGCCGGGCGCGCCGTAGACGGCCACGTTGTCGGGCGCGATCTGGGCGTAGCCCAACGCTTCGAGGATGCGTTCGGCGGTGCCGGTGCGCACGAATCCCGGGCCGTCGGGCATCACCCGGCGGGTTGCCTGCTCGGCCGCGTCGGCGTCGAGCCAGCGCGCCAGCTTGGCCTCGATCTCGGCGCTGTCGCCGGCGTAGGTGCCCTGCAGCCAGCGGCTGAGGGTCGTCGGCGACATGCCGGCGCGGCCGGACACCTCGGCCTGACTCAGCTTGTCGCGCTCCATCACGCCGCGCACCCGGTCGCGAATGTCCGCGCCCGTATTCCTCACTTCTCCGTCCATCATTCTCTCCGCTTAAATGGCCTTCGCCCACCGGGCGAACTCGGCTTCGATCAACTGACCCAGCGGGCTGGGTCCGTCTTGCTGGGGCGCCGGCAGCGCCGGGGCCTTGCCAGCGCGGCCACCGAAGGCAGGCCGCAACACTTTGGGATCGGGGATCGGGGCCTGCTCGACGGTCGGCAGCTGGTCGACCAGCTGGGCCAGCTCCATGCGGCGCTCGGCGGCGAGGGCCTGCTTTTGGGCCCGCAGCCAGTCTTTACGGGCGCGGTTGTGCTCGCGGGCCGCGGTGCTGTCGGCGAAGCCGGCGGCGTCGACGCAGTCGGCGGTGGCATGCCAGCTGCCGTCGGCGCGGTAGACCTCGACGCTGTCATGCAGGCGCAGTGGGTCGAAGCGCAGGACGACGCGCTGGCCGGTGAGGCCCGGCAGGGCTTCGCACCAGTAGCGGTTGCCGGCGTAGTGGACGCAGCCCTCGATGACCTTCACCGGCTGCGCGGCCAGCATCCACAGGCGCCGCTGTTCAATGGTGATGCGGCGGACCGGCTGGCTCTCGAAGCTCTCGGCGAAGGTGTCGTCGAAGCTGCGGCCCTTGCAGTTCGCGGCTTTTCGGCCCTTGCGGCCGTTGTGCTCGGCGATCTGCGCGCCGAGGACGCCGAGGAACTGGGCGAGCGGCACGGACTTCGAGCCGTAGTTCTCCGGCTTGGCGTCAGGCCGGTTGCCGGTATAGGCGCCGGCGAAGGCCGGGTGCTTGGCCACGGTGGTGCAGAGGTCGCGAAACGCCCGTTCGATGGGCTTGCTCTGACCGCTGTAGGGCAGCGTCCACTTCGCTTCGATGCCAAGCGCCGGCAGCAGGCCGACCGGATCCTCGGGCTGCACCTTGAAGCGGAAGCGGGTCGGCGTGCCGCCGCTGATCCACTTCGACGCGAAGCCGCGGCCGTTGTCGAGCCACAGCATTTCGGGAATGCCGTAGCGCTCCAGCACGTCGCCGATGACCAGCCGCACGGCGCCGGCGTGCTCGGTCTCATCCACCCGATAGCCGACGATCTTGCCGCTGTAGAGGCACTGGATCGCCACCATCGTCGGCCGGGCAATCCGGCCGTCGGGCCACTGGACGAAGACGTCGAAGCGGTGGCCGTCGGCGTTGCAGGCCTGCAGGGCGCGGAACATCGAGCGGTCCCGCTCTTGCGCGGGGTACAGCCGCTTCAGCTTTTCCTCGCCCTCGCGGGCGAGTACTCGCATTTCCAGCGGCAGGGCATTGAGCCGCCGCTGCACGGTCCGCAGGCTGGGCAGGGGCCAGCCTTTCGCCTTCGCGACGGGCTCCAGCCGCCGGTAGCAGTCGCTGATCGGCGGCGCTTCGAGCCGCAGCCAGTCGGCCTTGAGCCATTCCCAGGCGTCGGGATGGATCTCGGCCTCGGGCGAGGTCAGGCCGTAGGCTGGGGCCAACCAGAACAGCCAGGCGTGGCGGGGGATGCCGTCGACGGACTGCCACCAGCGATAGACCGTGATCCAGCCCAGACCGCGAGCGGCAGCCGCCCGCTTCGCCGCCACGGTCACCGCAGCGCCCTGCGCGACCATCACGCCGACCTCGGCCACCACCGCCAGCCGCCGCTCGGCCTCGGCGCGGACGCTCTGCGGCGCGCGGTAGTAGGCACGGCTGCGGGCCTCGATTTCGTCGGGCGCCAGTGTCACTCGACGACTCCGTCCTTGAGTCCCAGCAGCACCGCGGCGCGGTGGGCCTGGCCGCGCAGGCCCTTGTGACGGCCGGCGAGTACGGCATAGACGATGCGGGGACTGACCTGGATCTCGGCCGCCACCTGCGGGACGCTGCGCCCGCGGCGGCGGAGGTCGGCCTTGACCTCTTCGGTGGTCCGCAACTTTGGCGAGCTATTCGACATGGGTGCCTTTTCGGTCCTAGACTGTGCACATCGGTGCAAGACTAGACCCGTTTATGCATCTCAGTCAAGCATCGGAGAACCGTATTCGGTTCCCGATGCGGCGGTGCGCATGCGGCCCTCACCAATACAGATCAGACACTTGGCGCAATGGCAAGCGAGATCGGCGAAAGACTGCGCGAGTGGCGTCAGGCCCTGGGCCTGACTCAGGCGCAGCTTGCCGACCGTCTTGGGGTGCACATTGGTGTCCTGAAGAAGTACGAGCAGGGCGTCAACGTGCCGGGCGGGGAGCCTTTGGGCGCCTTGGCGCGCACCGGCGTCAACGTCAACTGGCTACTGACCGGCGAGGGGGAGATGCGCACTGCACCCGCCCTCGGCGAGCCGGCACCCGCGGCATACCTCGCGGCCGATCACCCGCAGGCTGAGCGCTGGCGGAAGCTGATCGAGCTTGTCGACGGCATTGAGGACACCGAGCGCCGCGGCGCCCTCCTGACCGAGTGGTTTTCGCGCGCTCAGGACGCGTCAGAGCTGATGCAGATTCGTCGTCTTCTGCGAGATAGAAAACCGGCCGCCTAAAATTAGACGCCCATCACGATATGTCAATGGGTTTGCAAAAATCGGCGATTGTTCAGCTTTCCGGCATGTCACTTTTTCAGCACTTCGTCAGAACGCTATATTCTTCAATGTCTTAGGCCAATCTGTGGCGCTGGCATGGGCGATGTGTGGTGGTTGCGCCAGCAAGGCCGCGCCGGGCCACCCTCGCAGGCGTCTGGCGGGCCCTGATCCACGCTGGCTGCACAGCGTTCCGGCGGCACGTTGCAGCCCGGAAACCGCGTCACATCAACGTTTCTGCCGGTCTCCAACGGAGCGGCTGCAATGCCTCTGCAACGCTGCATCCGGGCCGTTGCAGCTACGCCGCATCACAGGCCGTTTCGGCCGAAAACGGCGAAGATTTGAAAACAATGAACTTTCGCTAAACATCCCAAGTCACTGACCACGTTGCTTTTTTTCCGCAACGTTTCTCTTCCTTCCTTTGCAAACCGTTTGTCCGCCCTCAGCGGCAGCGCACGGCCAGACCGTAGACGGGCAGCCGATGCAGGCCGTCGGGTGAACCTCGTGCG